GGCGCTGTCGACGACCGTGACGGCGGGCCGCTTTCCGAGGTTGTGGGCGACTGTCCACACCTTCGCTGCCTGCGCCTGCTTGTGGGTGTGGTGCCTGTCGTCCGTGATGCCGAGCTGCACCGGCGTCATGTCACCGATCAGCTCGTGCCCGTTGATCTTGGGCTTGTTGCGCAGGGCTTCGTAGTTTGAGGCGCTGCCGCCGCCCGTCTCCTTCATGGAGGCGGTCATGGAGGCAGGCGTCTCGGTCATCTTCGCCCCGAAGGTCTCCGCGCTGCCAGAGAACGAGGCATTGAAGTCGACGCTCACTTAGATGACGCCGTCCTTCAGGATCCGGCTGAGCGGGGCGGTCATAATGTTGCTCGCAAACGCGCGCCCGTCCTCCGTCCTGCCGCGGATCTGCACCTCCACCTGTTGATCCTCGTCGGGAGACAGAGAGCCGAGCAGCAGCGTGTCGGCTTGCGTCAGGCTGACGGTGACGACCTTGTCGGTCGCGTCGACGCCCTCGTCCCCGAGGTGCTTGGTGACTTCCACCTGCTTCGGCGGCCCCGCCTGTTCGCCGGACGGGTGCGGCTGAATATGAAAAGACCCGCCGGAAGGCGGGTGATTTCCTGAAATGGGTATGAAAAAACGCCGCCAGACCGGCGACGTTTTATTCCGGGTGATACTTACACTTCATACAGGTGTTTTCATTTGCCTTCACCTGTTCGGGCTTGATGTCCGACGGAAGGAAGCGGTCAGGGGTCGATCCCTCCGCGACCATTGAAATGTCGAAACATTCGTCCCCGGTGACTTCCCGTCCGCATAGCGGACAGAACACGGTCTTCGGTGTCATTTTAGTCCCTCCATAGCTTTCTTGACCTTGTCGTCGTATTCCTCCGCCTTGAAGGCGGTCCTGATCGTCCCGTCGCTGACGCGGACATAGGCGGCGCCGGCGGGGGAATAGTAGTTCACGAAAACGTCGCCGCCCCAGTGTTTACGCTTCAGGCTGAAGGCGGCCCCCTGTATGAACGACTTCGCTTCGTCCAGGGTGACGCCGTGTCCGCGCTTCGCTATGTGGTCCGCGTCGATGGTCAGCGATTCAAGGTCGATCGCTTCCGGCGGGACCCTGGGCGTCCCATACAGGCCGGACGCCTTGACGTGTTTATACACGTCGAAGTCGCCCCTGGTGGATTCAGGGACGCGGCCCTTGTAGGAATAGAAGGACTTCAGGTCGGACCAGGCTTCCGGGTCGGTGTATTTCATTTCCTGGAAGGCGTCAAGGCTGTCGGGGGCGTCACGTCCCAGGCGGCCGGAATACTGGGCGAACTGTTCGGCGTCCGCCTTTATATTATACTCCTTCTTCCGCTCTTTTTCAACATACCCTTCGCCGTGTTCGGCGACTTGCTGGTCATACCATTCTTCGTATGTCATACGCCGGGGCATGGGCTGACCGGAATTATACCAGTCCAGGGCGTCTTCCGGGTCATATTCGACGGTAGTACAGCGGTCGTTCGGGTGCATGGGCGGATAGTTGACGCCTTCACGGGCGTCCTTCAGTTTGAAGTGTTTCCCGTCCAGGGCGCCGCACGTTTCACAGGTCCGGCTGTCCTTCGTCGCGATATATTCATATTCGTCGACGCCGGCGGCTTCATAGGCGGCCTTGTGCGCGGCCCCGTGGAAGTGTGCCGATTCGGTCCTGACCAGGCGTTCGGCGGCCTTGTAGGACTGGCCCATTCGGGCCGATATTTCCTTCGCCATTTCCGGGACGCCCTTCCCCTGAAGGACGCCCTGGGTCAGCGTTTCCCGAAGGTAGAAGACCAGGGCCTGTTTGTTCTGCCATAGCCGGTCGGAAAACATAGCCCCGGACCAGGGATAGGACAGGACGTCTTCGATCCGGCCGGGGTCCAGCTTCGCGAACTCATTGATAAAGCCGACGCGGGACTGTATGTCATAGACCTTTTTGTAGTAGGCTTCTTCGAACAGGTCGCCGAACTCCGCCTTCATTTCGGCCACGCCCCGGTCCCATAGGTCATTCATTATCAGGTCGATCTGGCCCTGAAGGGCTTCCAGGCGGGAAATACGGCTGTTCGTGGACAGGGCGTCCAGTTGGGCGGTCAGAAGGGCCTTGACGCGCGGGTCGGCTTCCTGGGCGATCCTGGTGACGTATTCGCCCAGGGTCGCCTTCCATTCCTGGAACTCCTTCCGGGTCAGAAGGCGGACCGCCTGGTCATAGGTCAGGCCATACTTCCCGGCGTATCGGGAATAGAAGTCCCCGATCTGGCGCCGGATCGCCTTCGCGGCCGCTTCGTATTCTTTGAACAGTTTCCCGGTCAGGTTCGCCCCGTGAAGGTAGGATTCCTGTTCGCGCTGAAGGGCGCGCGCGGCCCAGTATTCGCGATCATGGGTCATTGTTCACCGCCCCCGTCAGGGCCGTTCCCGGCGCCCTGGGGGCCGTCCTGGCCGGTCGGCGGGTTATTCCCCGCCCCCAGGCTGTCGTCGAACAGACCTTCGCCGAACGTCGACATAGCTTCCTGTTTTTCCTTCTCGATCTGCTCCATTTCTTCTTCCACGTCGTCGACCCAGGGGTGATTCTTCAGGATCGTCCGTTTCGACACGATCCCGTCGCTGTTCCTGGCGTTATTGATCACGTCGGTTTCATTGACGGGAAGGTCCATGTTAAAGACGACGCTGAAGTCTTCGCCGGTGAAGTCGCCCTTTCCGATCAGTTGGAAGTAGACGTCCAGGAATAGCTTCAGCCGGCGGAAGGTCCCCTTCAGTTCGGTCCCCAGGGAATCACAGTCGGCGTCCAGGTCCATATATCGGAAGTTGATCGCGACGCCGGACGCGTTTCCCAGTTCCGGGTCGGTGGTGTCCACGGCGGCCGCGTATGTGTAAAGGTCCCGCCGGTCATTATCCAGGAAGGACATGACGGCGTCGATATTCAGGTCGGCCTGAAGTTTATCCACGCCGCCGTCGGAAGTGACCTTGATCGCCAGGTGTTCCCGAAGGTCCTTCAGGAACTCCGCCAGGTTCTGGCCGCCGTAGTTCTTCAGGACATAGATGAACTTCGCGACGTCCCGAAGGACGTCGGCGGTCACGCTGTTCTGCCAGTTGATGTCGTCGATCAGGTCCTTCACGAAGTAGCACAGGGGAAGTTCTTCTTCGTTATACTTCAGCCATACGATCGGAACTTCGTCCCAGTTGTAGGGCTTGTCGTTGATCGTGAAATGGGCTTCGGTGTAGTCGTTCGATTCGTCCCCGTGATCCTTGTCGACGTAGAAGTCGCCGGCGCCGCCGGTGGTGAAGGCGTCGGTCTTGAAGTATTTGACGCCGCCGGACCACCAAAATTCGGCGTGTGTGATCGTGTGCTTCCTGGTCCCGATATAGACGACCTGGTCATAGAAGCGAATGAAGGCGTCCAGCTTCGTTCGCTCCGCGTCGCTCCATTCCGGGACGATCTCTGTCGACGGAATCCGCATGAAGGCCAGTTTCCCGTCGTCGTCGAAGTACGGCTGAAGCCATGCGACGCCGGACTTGATCGCGCCCTTCCCCAGGGACTTTATTTTCTGGCGGAAGGTGTCGTCGAAGACTTCGTTCAGGGCTGCGCCGTAGGGTTCGGACTTCGTGTCCACGGTCCAGGGCTTCGAAAGAAGGTAGTTCGCCTTCTGGTCGACCAGGCGCTTCAGGATCGGCCGTTCGATCTTCGCGTTCGACCGGTTCGCGATCTCGATCGTCTTGTTCTGGACGGAAGACCGGTTCCTGTAATACGCTTCGGCTTCGACCATGACGTGGTACTGGGGGGACTTTTTGAACTCCCTGATTTCCTCGCTGACGATCTGGGCCAGGGTCATAGTCGACTTTTCAGGGTCGGACAGAATCATGTTGATCCGGTCCATGACGGACAGTTCCATTCGTTCACACCTCACTTCAGAACTTCGATGGACGACCCGCGTCTGGGGCGCTCCACGCCATAGCGAAGGGCGGCCATAGCGTCGTCCATGAACTCGACGGGTTCGTCGATGTATAGACCCGTGGTCGGGTCCTTCTTCCATTTCCACTGTTGGACTTCCTTCAGGGTATTCACGCATGACGGGTGAATGTGGATTTTCCGGCCCTTCAGGAAGTCGATCTGGGCCTTCACGCTTCCCTGTTCCTTCTTCACGGGGGCCGCCCTGAAGCCGGCCTTCTGCCAGGTCCTGATCCGGTCCGGCTCCGCGCTGTCACAGAACATTTCGACCGTCGGGTCGACCTTTGCCTTCCGGGCCAGGGCGATTATTTCTTCGGTGTCCTTTTCGAAGACGTAGACTTCGGACGTGACATAGATTTCGCCGTCCTTCCAGCCGACGCCCAGGATCGCGTTCGCGTGATTGAAGCCGAAGTCCTGGCCGTAGTAGAAGCCGTCAAAATAGTCCCGGCCGGTCGGGAAGTCGTGAACCTGGATATTCGTCAGGATCAGGCCGCCCAGTTCGCCCCATTCCCCCAGGCCATAGACCCTATAACCTTCCGGGTCTTCCTCCTTCCGGCGCTCCATGCGGCGGAAATAGGCCGGGTCTATGAACCGGTTGGTCTTGTATGTAGAATGATGGGTCAGGACGTCCGGGTCTTCCTTGTCGAAGTATCGGGCCTTGATCCAGTGTGTCGCGCTGACCGGGTTGAAGGTCATTGTGATCTGGTAGTAAAGATTCGGGTTCAGGTCGGCCAGGTCGCCGCGAAGACGGTCGTCCAGAATGTCGACGTCTTCGGACAGAAGTTCGGTCGCTTCTTCACACCATATCCAGCATAGTTTCCCGGTCTTGAAGGTGATCGACTTGACCTTCTCGCGTTGCCGCTGATCCTTCACGCCCCGGAATATGACCCGGTTCCCGGTCAGGCGACATTCCAGCGCCAGGGGGTTCAGGTTCACCTTCCAGAAGCGGTCGGCGTATGGGCCGAACATTCGATAGATCGCGGCCTGAAGTTCCGCGAAGGTGCTGTCCCTGTTCGTTTCCTCGATCTTCCGAACGACTAACAGGTTCGCGCCCCGGAAGGCCGGGTCGGACAGCTTCGCGACGTAGTCCTGGGCGATATTCACGGACTTCCCAGAACCGGCGGACCCCTTCAGAATACGGTATCGGCCCCGCCATTCATTGACAGGACGAAAAACAGGGTTGAACTGGGCGGACGCCCTAAATTCAATCCCTGTCGCCGTAGTCATAATTTATCACCACCGTCACGGGCGCCGTCGCGGTCGGGTCGTCCTTGAACATTCCCAGGTGTCGGCCGCATAGTTCCAGGGCCTTCAGTTTATCGTGAAGGCGGACTTCGCGTTCGATCGCGTCTTCCACGACGGGGTCCCCGTTTTCGTCGAAGTCCTTATGGGGGACATATTTCACCTTGACGCCGGCGATCGCGGACAGGTCGTCCGGGCTGGCCCCAGGCTTCACCGTCGCAGTCGACAGGTCGATCAGGTCGTCAGGGTTGACGAAGGCGATCCGGCCCAGTTCCCGAAGGACGCGGTCGGCGTTGATCCCGACACGCTTCGACCGGTCGGCCATTTCCTTTTCAACACGCGCGCGAATTTCAGGTTTCTTCAGCAATTCGCTTCCTATACTCCCCGCAGAATCCACGGAATAGCCGGCGCGGATCGCGGCCTGGGTCGCGTTCAGGTCGATCAGGTATTCCTTACAGAAGACTTCGTTCTTCTTCGTCAGTCGTGCCACGTCGTCACTTCCTTTCCGTGTCAGGTGTTCGGACACAAAAAGGACGCCGGCGAAGGCGTCCTTTCGTGTCCATGAAAAAGGGGGCGGGAACTCTGGGCGAAGTTCCCTGATAGCATTTTCGCACATACGGAAACAAAAAACAAGTGCAGACTTATGCAGACTTATGCAAGTATGTGCAAACTTGTGCAAAAAAATTTTCCGCCGGGTCGTTTCACTTCATTCCCCCGTATAGGCGGACGATCCGGCGGATCAGGGAATCGACGGCGGCCTTCCGCTGGCGGCTGACTGTCGAAGTTTCCACGCCCAGGGCTTCGGCGGCCTGGGCGTAGGTCTGGCGGGGGTAGTACAGGGCCAGAAGGACGGCGGCGGACTTCGCGTCCATGTTCAGGACGGCGTCGTGGACGCGGTCGATCTGGGTCTGGCGTTCCTTCAGGTGGTCGATCGCTCTTTTCGTCCGGGCGGTCCGGCTTTCGATCGCGGCGGCGACTTTGACCATAAGACCGTCAGGATCGGGGGAAGACTGGACGCGCGGGGTGTCGTAGCGTAGGCCGCGCGGGTAGGCCCTGGCCCTGATCGCCGCCAGGTCTTCTTCCAGGGCGGCGCGTTCGGCTTCGATCTGGGCTTCGATGGTCCGGCTTTCCTGGTCGTGATTCTTCAGAATATCATAGACGCGCCGGGTCGTCTGTTCCAGGGTCTTGTCGTCCATGTCTGTTTCCCCCTTTCCTGGTGGTGTGGAAGGTCAGTCCTTCCAGGGAAGATCGTCGTCGCCTTCGTCTTCCATTTCTTCGAAGTGTTGTTCTGCGTATCGGGCGGCCGCGCTTCCGGCGGGGCCGCCGTCCTGGTCACGCCGGCCGTCGGCGAACTCCACGGCGTCGGCCACGACCTCGACGCGGGTCCGCTTGTTCCCGTCCTTGTCGGTGTACTGGTCGACCCTGATCCGGCCTTCGGCTATGGTGACGCGCTGGCCCTTTTTGAAGTAGCGGCTGACGAACTCCGCCGTCTTCCGCCATGCGGTGACGTTGATGAAGTCGGCCTTGTCGCGTTCGAACTTCCGGTCGACGGCCAGGGTGAAGGCCGCGACGGGGACGCCGGCGGTCGTGTGACGAAGTTCCGGGTCCCGCGTCAGGCGGCCGGACAAATGGACGCTGTTCATTTTTCTTCCTCTCCTTCCTTGCGGACCTGGCCCCGCCAGGATTCCGCGAACTTCGTGATCCCGTACAGGGTCCCGAAGGGGTCCTTCTTCTGGGCGCGTGACAGGCGGAACAGGGCGACGCCGATCAGGACGGCCTGGATCGCGCCGATCCTGTTCTTCTCCGCCAGCTTCCGCGCGAAGTCCTTCCCGTGATAGCGTGTGCAAGCGTATGCGATCAGACAGGGGATCGCCTGGTCTTCGGGAAGGTCCAGGGCGCCGGCCAGCTTCGCGGCGGCGGCGTCCCAGGTCTTCGGCTCCGCCGCCTTCCGCTGGTCGTGTTCCCGACAGGGGAATGGGGTCGTCTGGTAGCACTTTTCGCAACAGTCGGGACAGGTTTCCAGGCCCCGGCGCTGGTATGGACAGGCGACCGTCACGTTCACCTTCCGGCCGCATACAGAACACGTCTTCACTGGTCTTCTCCTTCAGAACCGCTTCCCGTGTTTGAACGGGCGCGTTTCGTTATAGTCCATTTTCAGGGTGATCGCCGCTTCCAGGTCGATCCCCAGGTGTCCGCACAGGTCCGCGATCCGGATCACGGCGTCGGCCAGTTCCACGGCCACGCCTTCGGGCTTCGTACAGACGCGGGTCGGTTCCGTCGCGACATATCCGCCGCCGCTGAAGTAGATCATTGGCGTCGGGTCCTTCGGCCTGATTTTGTTCCCGGCCCTCATTTCTTCCAGGGCTTCAGACAGTTCGGAGTGAATCAGCGCGATCGCGGTCCCGAACTCCGGGGCCGGGTCCCAGAAGCCATGTTTCACGGCGTTGTCGTGCGCGCGCTGAATGATGTCGGAAATAGTCATGGGGTTCCTCCTTATCGTTATTTCTTCCAGTCGGGACAGGTCATGTTCCCGTGGTATGGGAGATAGTCGGGAAGGATTAGTTTGTCATGGGCTTCACAGCCGATCAGCGTTCCGCCCAGGCGGACCAGGTTTCCACAGGTTTCACAGACCTTCGGCCGGTCGGTCTGCTTCCGCCGGACGGATTCAAGGAATCCCCGGTCCTTCATTCTTCCGCCTTCAGGGCCGCTTCGGCGTCTTCCCGCGTCAGGAACACGGCCTTCCCGATGTCGTGTTCCGTGAAGTTCATGGACGACCAGGCGGTGGTCCCCAGTCGGCCGCGAAGGACGCTGAAGGCGGCCAGGCCGTCGGCGCCGACGCCGGCGAACATGACGGTCGCGGACACGGCGCGCCGGCGGTGGATCACCCAGACGATCCCGTTCGGCCTTACGGGAAGAAGGACGCCGCCGGCGGCGATCAGGTCGTCCAGAAGGTCGTCCGCCAGAATCCCGGCGTTCGGGCCGATCCTGGCCTTCAGCCGTTCGGCCAGGGCCGCTTCCACCCTGGCGCGGGTGGTGTTGGTGTCGCTCATTGTGTGTCACTCCCTTCTTTCGGTATCGGTTTATAACAGTCACAGCGGACCACGCGGTCGTCGTCGGCGTGTATCGGGCCGGGAAGACCGGCGTCTTCGCGTTCGATCGCTTTCAGGCAGTAGTCGCCGTCGCGGCCCTTCGCTTTGTCGTGGACGAACTGGACGTTCTGACAGTCCCGACAGGAAAAGGCGTAGACCCATTTCGGAAGCGGTTCCTTTCGCCTTCTCATTCCGTCACTCCTTTCGTCGGTGAAATATCGAACAGGGTTATCTGATTGTCTTCCATGCGGAACACAGCGTCGATTTCGTCGAAACGGAAGTCGCGGTTGAACCGCTCTGTCGCTTTTCCTGGGACCTTCTGAAGTTCCAGAAGCCGGTTCCACAGGTCCTTGTGGTGGTCGTACAGGTGACGAAGTTCCTTCGTCTTCGCGTTCGGGCAGAAGAAGCAACCGCCGCGCGTCGTGAACTCATATATCGGGGACAGAAGGCCGTGTTTCTCGCACAGGGCGAAGGTTTCGCCTTCTTCGACGCCGTATTTTTCCAGAAGGGAAACGCGGTGTAGACCGTCAAGTCTGGCCAGACGATCCTGTTCGTCCTTCGCGATCCCGACGTACTGGACGGCGTCGGCGTCAAGCTGTTTCATGTACTTCTTTATCGGGGGCAGTTTACATTCCCTTTGAACACAGCACTTCCCGCACAGCGGAAAACTTCGAAGTTTTCCTATCCTGGGTCCCTTCGTGATTATGTGGAAGAAGTTCGTCATATAGGTCTTGTCTGACTTCAGGACGGTCGTTTTGATCCCCCAGGACTTCAGCTTCGGGATCGCAACGTTGTAGATGAAGTCGCGGTGCTCTGGGACCTCCCCGCTGATCTGATCGTCAAACATTACTTCGCAGTAGACGACTTCGTCCAGCGGTTCGCCGTGTTCACGGGCCAGGATCACGGTCGCCAGACTGTCTTTCCCGAAGGAACAGGAAGCTATGTGTTTCATGGGCTACACCACCAGGACGCGCGTGTTTCTTCGGTTCAGGTAGGCCGTCAGGGCCATTCCCCGGACGATCTCGACGGCCAGAATGACCAGGTATTCGTCGCCGTAGCCGTCTTCGCCGTATTGACGGCCGACGCGCGCGTTGATCAGGGCCAGCTTCCGGCGCGCGTATTGTTCGGCCTGGTCGAAGACGTCAGCCGGAAGGGCGGCCCCGATCCTGTCTTCGACCCTGGCCTTCAGGGCGGCGGACTTTACCATTCGTCCCCGTCGTCGTCGGCCGTGTCTTCCTCCCCGGCGGCGATCCGGCGAAGGACTTCTTCGACAAGGCGCTTCGAACTGTATTCCCGCAACAGAACGGAATCCGACAGGTCGACTTCGTCGGGTTCCAGGGATAGACAGATGTCAGAATCCACGACCAAAGCCGGCCGAACGCCGAGGTAGCCGCTGTACGCGCTGTAGTAGTACAGGCTCCCGTCGGTGTGGACGAGCCGCGCGTTGTACGCGCTGCCGGCGTACGGGGTGATCGTCCATTCCCAGTCTTCGATCTTCAGAAGGCCGGCGTCGAAGTATTTCCTGACCTGGGGTTCGGTCAACATTCCGACCTTACAGGTGACGGACCCATAGCCGGGGCCGCCCTGGTGGTCAGACAGGTCCCAGGCGGTGTCGCTGATCCGCTCATAGGGGATCACGCCGCCGTCGACCAGGGCGTCCAGGAAGTCGTTATTCAGGTCGTTCCGAAGGGACGCGAAGGCGAAGTTGTTCGGCTTCGCGTTTTCGTCGCTGGGTTCCCTGAAGGTGAAGGGGCGGACGGTGAAGGGCCGGAAGCCGATCGGCGCCGCCGTCACCAGAAGGGTTTCCCCGGTCGCGAAGTGTTCCATGATCTGGGCCTTGACGCCCTCGATCCCGGTGTCGAAGACCGCGCCGGGGGCCAGGTCCTTAATTTTTACGGTTGCTTTTCCCATTTCGGGTTCCTCCTTCGATTTCTTCGATCGTGACTTCGATCCGGGGGTTCTTCCGGTCCACGGCGAAGTCGTCGGTGAATTGTGCGATTTCGTCCCAGCCGTCGTTCTTCAGGGTCCCGGCTTCGACCAGGGCGTCCTGTATGAACTTCTTCGCGAAGGCGATATTGTCCTTATCGCGCCGGCGGGACGGTTCGATCCACAAGTAGTGAATGATCACGGGGCGGGTGAAGTGAACGCCCCGAAGCTGGGTCTTTACCAGGAAGCCGATCACGTTCTGGGCCTGTTTCTTCATGGAAGCGGCCTTGTATTTCCCATTGTGGCCGCGCTCCGCGTCGATGTACTCATTCAGGCCGGGAAGGACGCCGGGGATCGTCAGTCTGTACTGTTTCACGGCGTCACGTCCCTTCCAGGCCCAGAAGCCGCCGCGCCAGGTCCCGGCGTTCGTTCGCGTTGCCGGCGCGGCGGGATTCTCCGACCATTTTCAGCCGGATCGGACACATTTCCAGGACCCGGTCATAGATTCGCTTATAGGCCAAGGACGGCGGGTTCTGAAGGTCCTTCATGGACAGATTCGTCGTGATGATCACGGGCTTCCCGGACCTGGCCCTGGTGTCGATCACGTTGTAGACCTGTTCGACGGAAAACGCCGTGTCGCGCTCGACCCCCAGGTCGTCAATGACCAGAAGGGAATATCGCTGAAGGCTGTCGATCCGCCGCTGACGTTCTTCGTCGAAGGTCCCCTGGATCGCGTTCAGAAGCCGGGGGAAGTTGGTCACGCTGACGCTGACCAGGCGCCCCAGAAGGGCGTTCGCGATCGCACACGCCAGGAAGGACTTCCCGGTCCCGACGTCGCCATAGAACAGGATTCCGATGTTCTCCGCCTTCATTTCCTTCCAGTTCTGGACGTATCGAAGACAGACGTCCGTGACGTCGGGGTTCCGGCGGTCGTCCTGGGCGAAGGTGTATCGCAAATAGGCCGGGTCGGTGATCCCGTCCCGCCGAAGGGCTTCCATGCGCTGTTCGAAGTCCTTCCGTTCGCGTTCGCGTTCCCGCTTTTCGATTTCGGCTTCCTCGCATTGACACGGGACCCCGAACCGGGCCTTCCGCTCCGGGTGGTCGCCGAAGGCCGGGATCGTGACTTCGGTCTGTTTCCTGGTGTGGCACTTCCCGCAACACAGGAAGCCTTCGTCGTCGTAGTAGTCGCCGGGTTCCTTGTTCTGAAGGCTTTTCTGGGCCAGGCCGGCCATGATGTCGCCGATAGATTCCACGCGATCACCGTCCCCCCAGGAAGTCTTCGTCGCCGTCGTAGTTCCGGGCGGCGCGGCCGGGGGCGGTCGCGTCCAGGGCGTCGGGCCGGTTGTCTTCCTCCCAGCGCCGGCCACGAAGGAAGGTCGCCGGGTAACAGATGAACTTCCCGCCGTCCTTCGTCCAGGTGTCACTTGTCTTCCAGCGTTCGACCCCGGCCACGATCTGGCCGACCAGGTCTTCGTCCGGCTGAAGCTGTCCCCAGGCTTTCAGGGCGTCCTGTTTCCCGACCCGGCGGGGGTAGACTGACCAGAAGCGATCAAATCCCGGCGGGGTCACTTGCGCCCCGTCTGGGCGCGTTCCCGTTTCTCGTTTCTCGTTTTCGTTCCCGTTTTCGTTTACGTTTACGGGGACTTTTGATTTCACTTGCTTTCCATTCGTCTGTTTGCAAGTGTTATCAAATGAAACAGGAAGCGGGTATTTGCTTTTCTTCGCGCGCGTCTGCTGGTGTTTGTCCCAGGACAGAAGTTTCAGGTATTTCTTCCCGTCTTCGGCGGCCGTATAGGTCCCGACCATGCCGGCGGCGACCAGTTCGCCCAGCCACGCGACGACCTTCTGTTCCCTCGGCGGCTCCATAGGGAAGCACATAGACGCCAGGATTCGCGGGTTCCCGTAATAAAGGCCGTAGTCGTCGGCCTTGACGACCAGGCGCCAGAAGAAGCGTTCCGCTTCCGCGCTGATCTCTGTCAGCGATTCACTGGTGACAATGGATTCTTTTATGATCCTGCTCGGCACTTCGACCCCCTCCTTTTACAAAGTCCTTTGACAGTTCCGACAGGCTTCCCGGCCATAGCGGCGAAGGGAATAGTCCTGTTCTGCCTTCGTGATCGGTCCGCCACAGATCGGACACTTCGCCCCGCTGTCCTGGGGCGCGCCAGACGGCCTTCCCTGGCCGCTCTGCTGGCCCCTGGTGGCCGCCGGGGGCCTTCCCTGGGCCTGGGACCTTCCGCCGCCCTGGGCCGCGTTCTGGGGCGCCCTGGGCGGTCCCTCGACCTTCCGTTTCATGTCGAACCGGACGGCCCCGGTCTGGTCGACGATCACCAGGTCGCACACTTCCCGCCGGTCGTTATAGGCGACCTGGGCCACGGTGAACCGGGTGGACGGGTAACACCGAAGGACTTCCTTCCGGCCGTTCTGCTGGCCTTCTGAATAGAACTCATTATCGGCCAGTTCGACATAGATGAAGGGGGCCGTGTAAAGTTCCCGGCCGATCCCGACGTTGAAGCCGGCGCGTTTGAAGGCGTCGGACGCCTGACCCTTTTCCTTTTCGGTGTTACTCTCGACGCCGACGTCCTGTTTCCTGACCCAGTCGTGTTTCTGGGCGTCCCAGATGTCGATATTACAGAACAGATTCCCGTTGATCACTTCATGGGTCCGGCGCCAGTTGTTCGGGCCGAAGACCTGATCCAGAATCCGCATATCGACCCGCGCGTCCTTGTATAACAGAAGGACGGCGCCGACGCGGCCGGACCCTTTCGACCGGCTGACGCTCTGGACCCGACATTCGATGTCCTGGGCCGTCAACAGGGGGATCGTGACCGGGGCCGCCTGGGGGACGTCCTGGGGCTTCTGGGGGGCGTCTTCGGCGCCCCTGATAGGATCAACGGGGGCGGACGGTCCCGCCCCCTGGTCGATTCTCTTGTCTTCCATGTTCGCGCCCCCTTACTTGATCTGAAGGTTCCGGTTTTCCACCAGGGAAGCGCCGGCCACGGTCTGGCCGCCCTGGATCGCCTTCTTGATCGCGGTCTTGTCCGGCTTCGTGGTCACGGTGGTCGTGACGTAGTCCGCCGGAAGGGCGGCTTCGTCGACGATCTGGACCTGGACGGACTTCCTGAAGCTGATCCGCGCCTTCGCGGTTTCGACCTTGTCCCGGCCGACGGCTTCCATACACGAAGACAGGTATTTCTTCATGCTGTCGACCCGGCGTTCGGCGGCCTTCCGACGGGCCGCCAGGGTTTCTTCCTCCGCCTTCAGGTTCCCGGCGAAGGCGGCCCAGTTCTTTATGTAACAGGCCACGCTTTCGGCCTTGTCGTCGAACTTCGCGCCCAGGGCTTCCACGGCGTCGAAGTTGATGATCTCCCCGGTGTCTTCGTCGACTTCCAGGCTGTCCAGGGCCTTCAGGAAGTCGGCGCTGATTTCGTACAGGCTGGCGGTCATTTCGCTTCACCCCCAGTCAGAAGGGCGATCGCGTCGTCCACGATCCGGTCGGTGGTGTCGTCGTCGGCCGGGACGATCCGGCGGGTGTCCTTGAAGTGTTCCAGGACGGACTTCGCGGCGGACGCCTTCGCTTCGGCGGCGTCAGCGCGGTCCCGCTCCGTCTTGAACCGCTCCCACCAGTCGGTCGACCCCTTTTCGGCCCTGTCCAGGGCTTCGCGAAGTTGGTGATTCTCGACCAGGACGTCCAGGACCAGGGCCTTCACGGCGTCCGTGTCGTAAAAATTGAAGTTTTTCAGATTAGGCATTGAAAACCTTTCCTTTCTCTGCTATAATGCAGTCAGTTCGATTTTTTGGACTGGGCCGCTTCGGTTGTTGTGGTGACGACGAAGCGGTCCTTCTCTATTTCTTCGACGGTGATCTTCCGGGCGCCCAGAAGGACCAGGGCCTTCACGACCTGTCCGACCTGGACCGGGGTCAGCGTCTTCGACGGGTATTTCACGCGGTTCCCTCCTTTCAGTTCATAGCGCCGGCCAGCTTCGCGAACAGGGCGAACAGGGCTTCGAAGACCAGGGTTCGGGCGAAGCCGGACCCCAGGGGGATCAGGTCTTGTTCCATGCTTCCGACGGTCCCCAGGGCCAGGAAGAACATGACGAAGGCGATCACGCCGCACACGGTCCGGGCGGTCTTGTTCTTCAGCATGACGCGTCACCTTCCTTCGGCGGCGCTTCCTTCGCCTTCCGCTTCTGGGGAATGACGATCCCCAGCTTCGCGGCGCACGTCCGGCCGAAGCCGGCTTCGATGTAGACGGGATTCTTCAGGCGCCGGCCACAGCGGCCACACCTGACGACGGGCGCGCCGTCGCGCGTGTTCGCGGTCATTCGGCGCCCTCCTTCCCGTCGTCGGCCAGGGACCGCCACAGGGCGACGTGTGCGTCGCTCCGAAGGTCGTCCCAGGACTTCAGACACACCAGGAAGCCCTTCAGGCTGACCCCCTGGTCCGCCAGGACGTCCCGGAAGGCGGCGACCTGGTCGTCAATTTGCTTCCTGTACGCGGCTTCTTCGGCGTCGGCGATCGCCTGGGCTTCCTTCTTCAGGTCGGACAGCCGGACGCGGCCGTCACATACGTCCTGACAGAAGTCGAAGGCTTCCTGTTCGGAAGCGAACCGCCGGGACCGGCCGGTGTCGACGTTGTCATGGGTCTTCAGGTCCCAGATTCCGACATAGTAGGGGGCGTCGGCCTTCTTCCCGTCCTTCCAGTAGTCGTAATGAACGGTATATTCGACGTTGTTCCGGCGCGCGATCTTCGCGGCCCCGTAGCCCTGATTTCTGAACTTCAGGGGTTTAGACATTCTGATCCACTCCTTTCCTTTTTCCGCATTTCCGAAGCCCTTCCTGGACCCGCTTCTGGGCCAGGGCGGGGTCATAGGCGAACCGAAGGTTTTTGTCCAGGGTGACGCCGTCCTGGCCGCGCTTCAGTTCGGTATAGACAGCCGCGCGGGACACGCCGACCTTCTCGGCAATTTCGGCGGCCCCCGCTCCGCCTTCGTACAAGGCGGCGACCGTCTTTCTGTCACTGAAGTCCAGCCTTTTGACCTGTTTTCGCACTTTTTCACCTTCTTTCCGCGTCCAGGTATAAAAAAATCAGCTTGCGCGAAGGTCGTCGACCTTTGCACAAGCTAATATTAAACCTCGCCAACGCAAAAGTCAAGATTAAATTGTAAAGTTTCAGAAATTTTTTTATAGTCCTGGACAGGACAGGGCCGCCAGACCTTCGGCGAAGACTTCGTCGGCCGTTCGGAAGCCCAGGATTTCGCGCGGGTAGTTGTTCAGCCAGTCTTCGACGGCCTGGATCGCCTTCGCCGGGATCGCGCCGAAGTCGGTCCCCTTCGGAAGCCAGCGGCGGATCATGCCGTTTATATTCTCATTCGTCCCGCGTTCGAAGGAAGAATACGGGTGACAGTAGTATATCTTCGTCCGGCGCCCCTTCCGGCGACAGGACCGTTCCATTCCTTCGGGGTCGGAAAACTCCGACCCGTTGTCGACGGTGATCGTCTGGAACATGGTATAGAAGACCGCGCCGAAGCGGCGTTCCAGCCGGTCCAGGGCGGCGACCACGCTGTCGGCGGTCTTGTCCTTGATCTTGATGATTATTTCCTTCCGGGCCTTCCGCTCCGACAGGACCAGAAGGGCGTCCTTCGTCTTCTTCTTCCCGACGACACAGTCCATTTCCCAGTTCCCGACGACGGCGCGATCCAGGACTTCGGCCGGCCGGTTTTCAATGCTGTCGCCGGCGGCGGCCCTGGCGGCCGTCTTCCTGACGCGCTTATAGCCGCGCTTCTTCCGGCCGCCCCTGGGAAGGTTCGAACTTTCCAGGTTCAGGAATATCCCCTTCTTTATGTAGGAATACAGGGTCGCTTCACAGATCGACGTGTCGAACTGAAGGCCCTTGACCTTGATTTCCCCCAGGACGGCGGCCGGGGAATAGCCGTCTTCGACGATCCGGCGTTCGATGTGTTCCGCCAGACGGTGGTCCTTCCCGATCTTCAGGCCGGGACCCTTCGCGGCCAGGTGTTCTTCATAGGCGGCCTGGGCTATGTCGGGACTGTATCGTTCTTCTTCGGTCCAGTCGCTGTTCCGGTGGATATAACGGCCCCGCTTCAGTTCGTTGTATATCGTGTTCCGGTGGACGCCGATTTCGTCGGCGATTTCCTGGACCTTCAGGCCATGCTTCAGGCCGGTTTCGATCCGAAGACGGTCGTTCCAGGTCAGATGTCTAAATCTGCGCTTCTTCATTGTGAATCCCCCTTAGAATAAAAAAGGCCCCCGCCCATGCCATGCCGGCAAGGGTGGGGGCTGTTTTCCTATATTCAGACCAGTTCGCGCGGCTGAACGCCCAGGAAGTCGGCGATCCGAAGACCCAGGCCCAGGGACACGGACATGATGTCCTGTTCCCCGCTTTCCAGCTTCTGGACCGTTCGAATGTTCACGCCGACGCCGTCGGCAAATGCGGCTTGCGTCAGGCCCCGTTTACAGCGCAAGCGCGCGACCTTCGTCGTGTTTTTCGTGCTTCCAGATTTCATTCAGATCGCCCTTTCCTTTGTGGTGATGTCTTTATATTACGCCTTTTAGGGCGTAATGTCAAGGAGGAAAATAAAAAAAGACCCACGGGTTTTCCCGTGGGTCAGTCTTCGTCTTCGGGGTCCAGAAGGGATTCGATCGGGACCTGAAGGACGACCGCGAAGCCGCGAAGTTCATAGTCTGTCACCAGACGCGCGCCTGATTCGATGTTGCTGATCGCGTCCTGGGCGATATTCACGCCCCGCGTCTGTAATTTTGCCGCCAGGGCTTCCTGGGACATACGCTTCGCCAAACGGGCCATTCTGACCCGCTCCCCGCATATATTCCGCCGCCCATTATACCCCAGACTTTTCACGCCGGTCCCCCTTGTTATTAGTATGTGCAATATTTTACTTGACATTACCATGAATCGGCGGTTAATATTATTGGCATGAACCATAATTCAAAAATCCCGGCCCAGAAGCCGGGGAAAAGGGGGCTTTTTTCATGGGTTGGAAGATAGGCGGAGGCGTCCTGTCCGCCCTGGCGGCCGTCGCGCTGTTGGTGAAGCTGACCACGCCGGCGGAATACCTGACAGGAATCGAACTTCCGATCGTCGTCGTTTTCGCCGTCCTGGCGGCCGTGTTCTTCTGGAAGGGGGCGAAGGCCGGGAAGCGGAAGAAGGCGGCCGGGAAGGACGCCGCGCGCGCGTATATGTCGGACCAGGACCTTCAGACCATACAGGCCGGCGGCCTTCCGTCACTGGCCGGGGTCCCGGTGGTCCTGGGGGACGGGGAAACGGCCTGTTTCTTCGCGCCGGCGCGCCGGTATATCACGAAGAAGAAGGCGGTCGGCCGGACCGGAAGTCACGGGGGCGTCAGCGTCCGCGTCGCGAAGGGCGTGTCCGTCCGGTCGGGCGGCGGGGCCAGTCAGACGGTATATGACGACGTGACCGACGCCTTCCCCGGACAGGTGGTCCTGACGAACCGGCGGGTCGTCTTCCTGGCGACCCAGAACGGATTCGAATGTGGCCTGGACACGATTTCGGCGATCGCCCCGGAAGGGGGCCGTGTCCTGATCCAGGCCGGGGCGAAGACTTACCGTCTGGCCGTAGCCGACCAGGGGTCCTTCACGAAGGCCCTTGACCTGGTGGTCAGGAAATAGAAAAAAAAAGGCCGGACAGGGCTTCCCCCGTCCGGCCTTCTCTTACATAATGCGCTGTTTTATTTCCTTCTCGACCTTACGGCCGACGCGCGACGCCTGATTCTTCAGGGTTTCCTTCGTCGCGCGTTTCATTGTGTAACGGCCACGGACATAGCCGGACTTCGGACCGACGAACATTCCGCCCTGGGGGTCGTTCCGCTGATAGACGAAGCTGTTCCCGTCCCAGTGACCGGGGACGAAGTGACTTCGGAAGCCGTATTCTATATGCCCCGCGTAGTCCATGGAATTAAAGAACCGGACGATATACTTCCGGCCGCTCCGCCGCGCCTTTTTGTCACTATGCCAGTTCCGGCGATATTCGCCGGTGTTGACGATGTCGGGGACGTCTTCGGTGCAAATCTGTTTTGCCTGTTTCACAGCGTAGGTCCCTTCGCCGACGGCGATCTTGTCCATGACGGCCGGGACGTCGCCCTTCAGGGCTTCCAGTTGCCCGATCCACTTGACCAGGTCGCCCTTCCTTACGGCCACGGGTCAGTCCTTGCCTTCCTTGTCCTGATCCGGATCGTCGTTCCCGGTCAGGGCGTCGCCGGCGGAATCGGTGACGTTCTTGAACACGCGGATCGCCTTCTTCAGGAAGTCGGGGATCGGCGCGCCCAGGGCGCCGGCGTTTTCGATAATGCTTCCCAGTTCGGTTAGAATGTACCATACCACCACGACGGGACAGATCAGGACGGTGTATTCGAAGGGAAGCGTGATCGCGGGGATATTGTTCACCACCAGGCCGATCACGATGTCGGTCAGGCCGGCCCCGACCACGGCGATCAGGGCGCCGCATTTGTGCCACAGACCGGCGCGCGCGGTCGCGGAAGACCAGTCCCCCTTCTGAATAGCGGCGGCCGATCCGGTCAGGTAGTCGATCGCCATACACAGGACGAACAGAACGACCAGCCAGCCGAACCAGCCGAAGAACGCTGTCAGCGTTCCGAAGAAGGCCACAAGGGCCGCCTTCACAGTGTTGATGTGTTCCATAATACGCCTTCTTTCCCCCGGCCTTTTAGACCGGGATTTTCAGTTTCTGCCCCGGATAGATAGTCGTCGAAGACAGGCCGTTCGCCTTCTGGATTTCCGGCCAGCGCGAACCGTTCCCCAGAAGCGACGCGGCGATCTTCCACAGACTGTCCCCCTTCTTCACGGTGTAAATGGTCGGCGCCGCCTGGGCGCCGGCGGTCGGAATCTTGATCTTCTGGCCGACGTGGATCAGGTTCGGGTTCGCGATCCCGTTATAGTCGGCGATCTTCTGGTAGGTGGTCCCGTACTTCGCCGCGATCGCGGACAGGGTGTCCCCGGCCTTCACGGTGTAGACCACTTCGCCGGCCGGCTGGGCCGGGGCCGGGGTGTCGGCGGCCGCTCCGCCGTCCCAGGCCGTCAGGCCGTAGGTTTCGATCAGGCTGACCAGCTTCGCGGAATAGTTCGGGTCGGTCGCGTAGCCGTCTTCGCGCACATACTGACAGGCCAGTTTGTAGTCCTTCAGGCCGCGAAGGTTCTTGTACCTGTCCAGGCGGTTAAACAGGTCGGAATGATCCGCGACGGATTCCGCCCAGGACGGATATTTCCTGAAGGTAGCGTCGACGGTGACATACTCCGTCCCGTTCCATTCCTGGGTCTTCATGGTCACGCCCTGGCCGTTATAGGTCCCCTTGATCCCGAACAGGTTGTTCGCCTGGACGGTCAAGCCGGACTTCCCCCAGCCGGATTCAAGGATCGCCTGGGCGATCGTCAGGGACGCCAGAATCCCGGTCGCGGCCATGTCGGCCGCCGCGAAGGCGCCGATCTTGTTAATAAACGCCTTCTGTTCCTCCGTCCCCTTCGTCGCGGTCGCCGGGGTGTCGTCGGCCGGCTTCGCCGCGTCGGAATAGTTCGGCGTTCCGAAGCCGCGAATATATCGGGCGTTGACCTTCAGTTCGCGGTAGCCGACAGCGTTGCTTTTGTTCCCCTCTACGACGGTGATCAGGCCGTTCGCGACCTTGCACACAATCCCGACGTGGTCGGCGCTTCCGGTGTTGTCGGTGGTCTGGTAGTTCGTCCCGTCCTGCCAGTCGTAGAAGACATAGTCGCCGGGGCTGGGGACGAAGGCGTCGTTTTCCACCCAGGCGCCGAAGTCCTTGAACCGCTGGATATGCTTTTCACAGCCGACTTCTGTCGGAATGATGTCGGTCAGGTCTGCCTGGATCGCGACGGCGGAAGCGAAGCCGGAACACCAGGCGTCCGTGTATTTCAGCGCGTAGCCGCGCGCCAGGGGCTTGTGACTGTTGTAAAGGTCCACGATCTTTTTGTGGGCGGTGGACCCCTCCTTCACGCCGACATAGCTTTCCGCGATCTCGACCACTTTCTGGCGAAGTTGCTGTTCTGTCATTGTCTTTTTCTCCTTCCTGTAAACGGGAAGGGCGGGGGTCCGCGCCCCCGCCCTTCATGCTGATTATTCGTCGGCCTGGGTCCAGCCATAGACGCCGGGTTTCCAGACGTTCGCGTCGACGGTGCTGATCCAGTGTTTCCCGTCATAGGTCACTTTGTCGCCGGTGTTATAGGCGTCATGGGCGCCCAGGGGCTGGGACCATTCGGGCCATTCCTCCGACGGGTCGCCGATCTTCTTCCACAGGGCCGGGGTCAGTGAAGGATTCCAGCCTTCTTGTGACGTGTGGTCCTGGCCGGCGTTGACCTTATACAGGTTCCCGTCCAGGGGGTCACGCCTGATCTGGCCGGCCTTATAGTCGACCGGATAGGCCCAGGTCGCGAACTGGTCCGCGTTTTCGGTCGCCGTCACGTCGTCGATCTGGCCGGCTTCGGCCAGACTGACGAAGGCGATCGACGCCGCGCGCGCGACGGCCGCCGCCGGGTTCTGGCGGTCCCGTTCCTGGGCGTCCTTCATGCTGACATGGTCACATTTTCCAGGGTCGAACATGGTCTTTCCCTCCTTTACGCGAACCGGACGGTCGCCTGGATCGCTTCGATCGTCTGGGACCCCTTCGTGATATAGAACCGATAGGCCAGGCCGTTCCCATTCTCCGCCTTCGCGTTCGTGAAGGTGTGGACGAAGCGGCCGACCTTCGACGTGATGTCTTCCCAGACCGGGACTTCGTCGAACGGGTTGTTCGTGACTTCACAGTGAAGGACGGCGTCGGCCGGCCGGTCGGACGGGAACAGGGACAGGAAGCACTTCGACACGAAGGCGTCCGTACTGACCGCGCGGGACGCGGCGATCCTGGTCACGGTCCGGCTGAAGGTGATCTTCCGGGTCGCGGACCCGCCGGCGCCGTCGCTGACCTCGATCGTCAGGACATGGGACCCGGCCAGAAGGCGAAGCCATACGCCGGACAGGTCCGCCTTGTTCTGGGTCCCGCTTGTCGCGGTGTATGTCCGAAGGGTGATCGTTTCGGCCCCGTTGGTGACGGTTTCCTTCACCGTCAGCGTCTGGGACGCGGATTCCTGGTCCGTGACCGTGTACTGATGGGCGAAGGGGGCGTCCTTCGCGCCGACGTTTTCGTCGGACCCGCTGATCACGGGGTTCGTGTTGTAGGAAATGGGCGTCGCCGTCCCGGTCCTGTACGCGGATTCGGCGCCGTGGGCGTCGACCGCCTTCACGCGGACCTGGTAGTTCGTCCCGGCGGTCGGGACGGTGTCGCGGACGGTCTTCGCCGCGCCCTGGCCGATCTGGGTGTAGGCCCCGGAATCGACCCGGCGTTCCCAGGTGTAGGTGATCCCGTCACCTTCGGGGTCGGTGGACCCGCCGGTGGAAATGTCCAGCGCCTGACCGGCGCGCGGGGTCCCGTGAGAAATAGACGAAGGGGTCGTGGGCGGCTGATTCCACTGGAGAATATACGCCCCGTCGGTGTCCGTTGTATCGGATACCAGGGTCCCAGGGGCCAGAAACAAAGCCGGCCGAACGCCGCCGTAGCCGTAGTACGCGTGGTAGCCGTTCAGGCTCCCGACGGGGTAGACGCCCCGCGCGTTGCACGCGTGGCCGGCGAACGGGGTGAGTAACCACCACCACCAGTTTTGAGTAGCCGACAGACTGGACGACTTATATTCAGACTTCGCGACGGCTTCGGCGGTAGGCATAGCCTTCCGGCGGTCGGCGCTGTTGAAATAGGACCACTGGACCCCTTCGACGATCCCGTTTTCGTTCCCCAGGCCGACTTCGGTTTCCGTCAACAGGCGGACCTTCCGGGTGATCTTTTCCGACCCGCCGCCGTCCGTCACGGTGTTCAGGGCGACGGTGATCGTGTCGTTCAGAAGGGCGTTCCTGAAGTCGGCTTCGAAGAAGGACAGGAAGCCGGCTTCCTGGTCGTACTCGTTCTTATTGCCCCAGACGTTCGCGTCCGTCGGGGCGGCGTCGGCGCTATGCTGGGCGCTATACCACTGACCGGCGGCGGCCGCGCTGTTCAGCCATTGAAGAAGGTTCGACACGCTGGCGCGGTTGTTTCCGTAGTTCTTCCGATCGTTGTTTCCGTTGGACGGCTCCTTCGCGTCGAAACACTTCAGGGTGATAATTCGTTCCGTCACCAGACCGACCCGGTCTGAAAACTGGTGTCCGACGATGAACCGGATCACGGCCCCGTTATACTTCGTGTTGACCGACTTGACGACCGATCCAACGGGAAGCGTCGACAGTTGTTTTGACATGGTATTCCTCCATTTCTTTTCTGAACAAGCTGAAGAACAGTTCGTCCGTCAGCCTGATCAGGTGGTGACAGTTGCCGTGACCGGCGTGACCGGTCCAGGAAGAATATGACTGGACCACGGCTTCGAAGGTGATCTTCCCTTCGTCCAGAAGCCGGCGGAACTTCTTCAGCTTCCTTCTGATCCGGTTTTTGCTGTCGCGGCGTAGCTTCCGAACGACCTTTCCGCTGGGGGTCATATACGTTCGGAATCCCAGGAAGTCGATCCCCTGGGCCAGCGGGAAAATAGCCGTCTTGTGATTCAGTTCCAGGCCCAGGGGGACCAGGAACTTTTTGATTTCTTCCAGGCAATACGCCAGATATTCCTTGTCCTGGTGTATCAGATAGAAGTCGTCCATGTAACGGCCGTAGAACTTGATTCCCAGGCGTTCCTTGATCATGTGGTCCATTCCCGACAGGTACAGGATCGCGAACCATTGGGACGTGTGATTCCCGATGGGGATTCCCGGCCCTTCGGTGGAATCTATGATCATATCCAGAAGCCACAAAACGCCGGGGTCAGTGATCTTCTGGCGAAGTTGGGTCTTCAGAACGTCGTGATCGATCCGATAGAAATATTTCGTAATATCACACTTCAGGACCCAGCCGTCCGCCCCGAACTGCCGGTGGTATCGCTCCATAAACGACTTCAGACGGTCCAGGCCGAAGTGTGTCCCCTTGCCCTTCTGACTGGCGTAATTGTCATAGATCAGGGTTTTCGACAGAAGCGGTTCCAGGACGTGGTCGCACAGGCTATGCTGGACGATCTTGTCCCGGAAGCTGTTATACATGATCAGCCGTTCCTTCGGTTCGTAGATCATAAAACGATTATAGGGGGACATTCGGTATTTCCGCGCCGCCAGTAGGTAGTGAAGGAACATTGTGTTTTCAATGTCGTTCACTTGATAACGGACGACGGCGCTTTTCCACCTTTTTCCCTTCCGCGCTTCCAGGTATGCCTGAAATAGGTTGTTAAAATCCGCCATAGCGGCGAAGGACGCCGCCGGGGGCTGGGGTGTGTTCATGTGTACCTCCTCGCCGCTTATAGTCCGGGCGTCGTAGCCGAAGCCCTTTCGTCGGCGATCATGTGTTTACCCTGGTCTTTCCGACGTCGGGAAGGATATGATCTCCTTTGTAGGGGGTCTTCTGCTTTCAGGTTCGTCGCCTTACTCGGTCGCGGTTTCCTCCAAATCCGGCCGAACGCCGTTGTTGCCGTTGTACGCGTTGTTGTTGTTCAGGCTCCCGTCGGTGTTGACGTTCCGCGCGTTGTTCGCGTTGCCGGCGTTCGGGGTAACAGATCATACCCTATTCAGTTTTTATCATTTCCGCCGGCGGCGTCGGCCGGACTGTCGACCTTCGGGGCGGCCCCTTCGGGCGGCGTCCACTGGGTCGCCTGTTCGGCGTTGTACCAGGCGGCGGCCATGACCTTCACGTCAAGGACCTTCGACGTCCATGTGTCGAAGGTCCCTTCGTCGATGTAGTGTCGCTTCTTAGACAGCTTCACGAAGAACAGAAGCCGTTTACAGGCCGTCAGGGCGTTCCGCTGAAGGGTCAGCCGGTCCGCCTTGTCCTTCTGGGTCCAGATCGGGAATATCTCGTTCGCGGCCAGAAGGTCGTCGTACACTTCCAGGACGATATTCTGGATTCGGTCGACGAACGTGAAGCGGACCTTCTTCGGGTAGCGTTTCGCGTTGTCCGTGACGTCCAGGGTGTAGTCGATCAAGTCTTCCGCGACCGGAAGGATTCGAAGCGGGTCCTGTTCTCTATGCGTGTCTTCTCTGCGCCGGTGGTAGTTTCGCGATCCCATTGATACACCTTCGGTTCCTGATCTTTTCGACCGTGTCACGCCGGCCGGAATAGTCGAAGCCGTAGTCCCGAAGGACGACTGTCTGTTCTTCGCCTTCATAGGTCAGGCCGCACAGAACGACGCTGTCGCCTTCACAGCGGCCGCACACGGGCCGCCATTCGGTGAAAAGGTTAGATAACAGACAGGACGTTTCGGCCGGCGTACAGGCGAACCTGGTCATAAATAAAGCCTGTTGGACGTCGGGTCCAGAATCCCTTCCGGGACGCCTTCGCCTTCGTAGCCCTTCCACTGGTCCAGTTGGGCCGACGCGAACGTGTGGGTCACGGTGGTCCCGGTGAAGCCAGTGTCCAGTTGCTCCTTCATAGCGGAAATGTCGAAGTCCTGGCGCCGCTGAACGGTTTCCACGCTTTCGCCGGTGCTTTCCTGGACGTCCGCCGCGTTGTGGCCGTGGACGATGGGGGCCGCGTATGCGATCATTTGCGCGGTGGTCACATAGGACCCGCTTCCGATCTCGACGCGGACGGAATTGTTTTCCTGATTCGTCACCACGACCGCGACGTCGTGGACATGGACGGTGTCGCCTTCGCCCTCCACGGGTTCACGGTCCAGGAAGGAACAGGGCGGAAGGACGTTGTCGCTGTCCTCCCCGTCCAGCCATGAATAGGTGAACATGAAGGTGTTTCCGTCTTCGTCCTGGGCGAAGGTCGCGACTTCGCGGATATATTCGCGGTGATCCAGGCCGGCGTTCGTGACCTGGACCGGAATCCGCATATAGGACGGGGATCCTTCGACGAAGGTCTTTTCCCCGACCTGGGCGGGGACCTGGACGGGGTGGATCAGGGCGGTCAGCGTGTTCGGGCTGACTTCCGGGTCGGCGACGCCGTCGCCGGCGGCCGCGCTGACGATCGCAAGCTGGCGGCCTTCCGCGACGAAGCGCGTCAGGACTTCGGCGCCCTTGTCGGTGATCGTGGACTTATATCGGGCCATTTGTAGTTCCTCCTTCGGGTTGGTGTTCGTGCCTGACCAGTGTGACCATAGCGGCGGCCGCGACCGTAGCCGGCCGAAGGACGGTCTGGGGGATCGCCGTCTGGGTCAGAAGGACCAGGTTCGCCGGAAGCATTTGTCCCAGGACGGCCAGAAGGGCGTCCCGCTGGGTGTAGCCGTTCAGAACGATCCGAAGGAACAGTTCATAGGCGTCATTGTCCAGCCGGACCGTGAAGTCTTCACTGACCGTCGACAGATACTTCAGAAGTGCCCTGTATGTGTAGGGAAGCTGGTCAAGGTACTTTATCAGGATTTTTTCGCGGCGCGCTTCCAGGGGCGCGTCAGGGGCCACAGGAAGGCCCAGAATGACCTCCCAGCGCCGACAGCCATAGTCGGACAGGCTGACGATAAAAAAGTCGTCAGGGGCGCCCTGGACGTCCTGACGGACCTTCGTGAACTCCGGCTGTTCCGCCCTCGCGATCTGGTCGAACTCGATCACGTCCTGAAGGTATCGCGGCCAGTATTCCTTAATTTCCATTCGTGACCACCCCCAGGACCGGGATCGCGTTCGACGCCAGGGTCACGTTCGACGCGGCGCCGTTGATCTTCGTCCCGGCGACGTCAATGACGCCGGCCACGTCCAGGACACGGGTTTCGACCTGACTGACCCGGACGACCAGGCTGTCGGTGTCGGCCCAGGTCTGGGCCAGTTCCCGGAAGTAGTCCTTCAGGGCCGTTTCGACGTTCGCCTTCACGTCTTCCCAGGTGACGCCGTCGAAGGTCAGCGTGAAGGACACGTCGATCTTCGTCCCCTCCACGCCCTCGACCGTGACGACGTGCCCGATCGGCGCGATCCCCAGGCCGACGCCGGGGGTCCCGACGGGGTCGACGGCTTCCTGGACCTTCTGGACCAGTTCGGGGGAAGGGACGGACCAGTCGGACGCGACGATTATGACCTTGACAGTCCCGCCGCCGTTCCAGACCGGGACCACCTTCACGGCCCCGACCCCGTCCATAAGTCCGACCTTTTCCTTATAGTCGGCGATATTCCCGCCGAACGCCTGGGATTCCAGGGACGCGAAGTAGCGTTCCCGAAGGGCGTCGTCGTCTTCTTCGTCTTCGCCGGGGATCAGAATGTCCGCGATCCGCGCGGCCGCCAGGTCCGGGACATAGTCGATCGGGAACAGGGTCCCGACGTAGGTGTTCCCGATCACGCCGGGGGTTTCGGCCGTCAGCCTGTACTGACCGGGCGCCGTCCGCTCCGTCGCGGCGTAGTTGATCCCGCCGCCGGAAAACCGGGTCCCGATCTCCACGTCACAGCCGGACCCGTCCGCCTTTTCGAAGTAGCCCCGCCGGACCGCATAGGTCGCGGCCGTCCTGAAGACGCTTCGTTCCTGACACTTCTTCGTCAGGTCGTCCCCCGTCGCGGTGTCCGGGAAGGCCCTGTCCAGAAGGTAGGCCAGTTCGATATACATGATTGCCAGTTCGGCCGCCGCCGGCGCGATCGCGTCCCAGACGATGGACCCTTCCCGTTTGTCCACGGAAGCGGACACGCGGGACAGACAGCGGTCCATGATGTTTTCGAAGGTCATGTTTTCATACATTGGCCGTCACCGTCCTTTCAATTTCAATCGGGCCGAAGACGGTGTCCGCCGTGAAGCTGACGCGTGCGGACCTCTTGTCGATCTGTTCGACCTTGAAGTCCGTGACGGCCGTGATCCGGCTGTCCGCCAGAAGAGCTTCCGTTATAACGCGTTTGATTTCACTTGAAAACACCTGATAACTTTTCCCGACCACGGCGTTCAGTTCGATTCCATAGTTCCAGGAATAAATCAGGTAGGCGAACCGCTCTGTCAACAGGATTTTCAGGATCACCTGTTTCATAGCGTCCACGCCGTCGACCATGCCGGCCACGCGGCCGGCGTCCAGGTCCAGTTTATAGGTTCGGGTCGGCTGGTCTGCCGGCGACGTGATTTCCACCACGTCGCCGACCGTGACCGCGCCCTGATTCGGTGTCAGCGCCATTTCACACCCTCCCCAGGACCAGGAAGGACTGGCCGCCATGATTCCGAAGAAGGACCACCTTGTCGCCGACGGCCAGACCGTAGTATTCTTCGGACGTCCGGCCGGTGTTGGTCTTGTAGGTGTCCTTCAGGACGTGGTCGTGTCCAGCGAAGGCCGCTTCGCCGGCGCCGCCGGACCTGGATTCAGTCGTCGGGCTGTCCGCGAAGCCGGTGTGACGGTGTGTCGGGTAGTAGCCGGCGCGATATTCCTTCGGGACGACGATCGCTTCGCCGGATATGTCGAAGCGGTTGTCGACCCGGATCGTCAGCGGCGACAGGGCCGTCACATTTCCGAACATGAAGGCCGCCGGGACGGCGGCCCCCTGGGACTGTTCGGCGGTCTTCTTCATTACGTCAAGTAAAGACATATCACACCACCTTCAGTTTCAACGTCATAGTTTCCTTCAGAAGGTCCGCCGTGTGTTCCTCGACGATGAAGAAGGAACTGACGCCGACCCGCTCGATCCCGATATACAGGGCGCGGCCGGCGCGGACGGACAGGTCCAGAAGGGCCTTGACTTCGAAGGACTTCTTCGGGCGGTTGTAAAGTTCCAGCATTTGACCGCCGCGTTCTTTGATCTGGGCTTCGTTCATTTCTTCGTCGACGGATTCGTAGTCCTGAAGGACGCCCCATAGGGTCATGTTCTTTGAATCCTGGAAGATATAAACGTCGCGTTTTCCGGTTTCCTTGTTGTCCCGGACCAGTTTGATCTTGTTGTAGGTTTCGGAATCAATTTCCGATTCGTAGGTGTAGCCGGTCGCCAGACTTCGGTCGCCGACGTACAGTTCCAGCTTCGCCTGTTCGACGTCGGTGATCCGAAGGGACCCGAAGTCGTCCCATAGGACGAACATTTTCCCGGTGTTGATCAGGGTATGGTCCAGGGCCTTCAGGGCTATGTCGAAAAGGGTCTGGCCGTCTTCGATCATGGACGGGATCGCATAGCCGGTATTCGCAAGGGACCCGCATTTCAGGCCGAAGTCTTCGGCGATCTCCGTCAGAATCTGATCGGCGCGTTTCCCGTTGAAGACATAGGTTTCCTTGTTCCTTTTCAAATACCAGGTCTGGTCGTAGGCGGTGACGGTGGTCTGTTCCTTCTCGGACCGGCCGATCTTCACGACGTAGCCATAGAACAGGCCGTTCCCGTCGTCGTCCTTCAGGGCCACGATCCCGCCGTGGACCCATTCGACCGACGGGTGGTCTATGACGGTCAGTTCCAGGGAAGCGGGGGACCCGGACCGTTTTGTGGACCACTTCGCGGCCGTACACAGCGAAGCGACGTCGAAGGCGTCGCCGCTGACGTTGTTCTGATATAGGATCGTCATGGGATCACGAAGACCTGTCCGGGGTAGATCAGATTCGGGTTCTTCCCGATCACCCCTTTATTCGCGTTGTAAATCTTTGTGTAGTCGCTTCCCTTGCCATACATAGCCTTCGCGATATTCCATAGACAGTCGCCCTTTTTGACCGTATAGGTCTTCTGGGTCTTTTCCGGCGTTTCCGGCTTCCCCGGCCGTTCCGGTTCCTGGGTCTTCGCCGGCTGGGCCGGGGCCGGGGGAAGGACGACCCGGCGGGGGGAATAGTCCTTCCATTCGGTCAGCTTGATCGAATAGTAGAAGTCCCCCAGTTCGCCGGATCGTTCTTCATAGTCGAAGGTTTCCACGCCCATTCGGACGTTTATGTCAAGGTCCGTCCCGGTGATCAGGAAACGAACCGGTTCCAGTGTGTCCCGCGCGGCCTGGATCGCCTGGACGATGTCAAGCGGGGCCGACAGGCGCCCCGTCACGAAGGGGGCGTCGTTCACGGGGAAGAAGCTGTCCCAGGCGATAGACCGAAGGCCCTTCTTCCGAAGGATCAGAATGTCCCCCAGTTCAAGGACCGTCGCCTTGTCGTTATTCCCGGACGACGTGACCTTCAGCTTCGGGGGAAGGACCGGGATTTCAATTTCCCGGCCCTGGGCGATTATCGTCATTCCATACGGGTTCACGCGTACACCCCCTCGGCGGCGGCGGAAAATTCGTCTTCCAGCTTCGTTTCGATCCGGCTGACCACTTCGTCGATGTCGACGCGTTCGCTGACCTGGGCGTCGACCGCGACGGTCGGCGTCAGGGTGACGAAGTTCTGGACATAGCGCATTTCGGCCACGTCCCGAAGGAACTTCAGGTCTTCTTCAGCGATATTCACGTCTTCGTCGATGGACCCGACGGACCCGACTTTGTCCACGTTGCCGATGTCGCCGACGCCGTCCTGGGCGTATGCGGCCCAGTCTGTCCCGTTGGCGCTTTCGGCCTTCGCGGCGGCGGCGTCAGCCTTCGCGGCCGCGATCTCCGCGTCCCGCTGGGCCGTCGCGGCCCTGGCGTCGGCCTTCATAGCCGACAGGGCGGCGTCCCGCTCCGCGATCTGGGAATTGATCTGTTCCTGGTAGGCGGCCAGGTCCGACGCCCTGGCCTGTTTCGCGGCTTCGTTTTCAAGCTGGGCCGTGGTCCCGAACGTGACCTGGTCGATCAGGCCGATGTTCACGCCGGGGATCTTGTTCAGCGTGTTAATAAAGCCGTTCACGATGTCGATCGCGCCGTTGACCATGTTCTGAAGGATCGTCAGGACGCCGGCTTTCATGTCGCCCATGAAGTTTTGAATATTCACGCCGGCGGTGTAGAACGCAAGCTGAAGCCGGTTCCACATATCCATGACCCAGTAGACGCCGGTCATAAAGCCGATCTTGACCCAGTCCCAGGCCGTCAGGATCGCGTTACACACGATCAGCCACGCGACCTTCAGGCCGCCGACAGACTGGACCCATTTATAGATCGCGGCCACGACGACCCCGATCGCCAGCGCGATCCAGAACAGGGGGTTCGTCAGAAGGGTCGTGAAGAACGCCTGGGCGGCGCCGTTCGCGATCCAGGTCGCGACAGTCTGGATTCCCAGGGCCACAGCGTAGCCCAGGGCGGCCGCCGCCAGTCCCCAGAAGATGGGGGCGATCGTCGACCAGTTATCATATATCCACTGGGCGCCCTGGCCGATGATGGTCAGGACGGGCGTGAAGGCTTCCAGGGCGATATTCGACGCGATCGTCCACACCTGGGCGAAGGTCATAGGCATGGATTCAAACTTCGCGTTGATTTCGTCCGCTGACGCTAACATAGCATTTTTCACGATGGTCGACGTGATCTGGCCTTCCTGGGCCATAGCGCGAATTTGACCGATCGGGACCCCCAGATAGTCGGCGATCGTCTGAATGATCGTCGGGGCCTGTTCGAAAATGCTGTTCAGTTCTTCGCCGCGTAGGACGCCGGACGACATAGCCTGGGTCAGTTGCAACATAGCCGCGTCAATGCCGGCGGCCGAAGTTCCCGCGATCGTGAACTGTTTGTTGATCAGTTCGGAAAAGGCGATCAGTTCGGCGTTGCTGGAAAAGGCGTCGGCGGCCATGATTCCCATTTTCGACACGGCGTCGGCGGTGGTCTGGTAGGAAGCGCGGGACCTATTGGCCGATTCCATGATCATGTCCTGAAGTTCGGCCGTGGTCTGAAGGCCGTCGTTCATAAGGTCCAGGCGCGCGCGGGTGGACGTCATACTGTCCGCCAGTTCGATCACCTTTTTCACGCTGAAGGCCGCCACGGCCTGACCGATAATTTTCTTCAGTCCAGACCAGGCGGTTTTTACCCTTTCGGCCTGTTGCTCCGCTTGTTCCTGTCGATCGTTGAAGTTGTCGACTTCTCGACTGGCCCCAGCCGCAGAAGCCGCGCTTCTTTCGAAGGCGGCTCCTGGGTTGAGGGATTCGGACAGGTTGTCCGTAGCGTCCAGGGACCGGTTCAGGCGGTCGGCGGCGTTGGTCATGTCAGTCAGCCGCGACGTCATTCGGTCCTGGATCGAAAACTGGGTGGAAACGCCGGCCACGGTGTCACCGTCCTTTCTTTCCTTTCCGTCCCCGGCGCGCTTTCGCCGCTTCTTTCTTCTCCTTCTCGATCTGAAGTTCGATCGAAGCATAGATGAAGGCCCTTTCCCGCCTGGGAAGGGCCAGAAGCGCCGAAGGAAGGATTTTCAGGCGTTGGAGAGCGTAATGCGCGAAGTTCGCTTCGCCGTCGGCGTCTTCGTCATTCCCGCCCCCCGTGATTAGTTTTTTGCTTCGTCCTTCAGATCGTTAATATCGTCGTCGAAGCCGTTGATCTCCTGGACCGCCAGAAGAAGGTCCGTGTACTGGCCGGGGTTCAGAAGGACCCCGATCAGGTCTTCGGCTCCGCGAACCTTGAAGCGTTCCTGAAGGGCCGCGTCCTTGAAGTTCGGGTCGACGCAACAGGCGACGACCAGGCGCGCGTTATAAAGGTCGGTGTCGGTGTCGGTCGTCTTCTGGCGGGTCTTCTTGTCGAAGGTGATCTTCTGACAGGACTTCCTGATCGCCTTATTCTCCGCTTCCGTGATCGACTTGATCACGAAGGGGGCGGGGAAGGGCTTGATCTGAACTTCGGTCTGGGCGCCGGCGATCTCCGCTTCCATGAAAAAGTCGTGAAGTCTTCCCATAGTCCATTCCTCCTATCAGATCGCCGTGAAGGGCGTCAGAATGTCGAAGTCTTCGAAGGTGAAGTCGACGTCTTCGTCCAGGGGGTCGTCGCTGTCGGCGTCCAGCTTCCCCAGGACGACGGAATCCAGGTTACAGCCGATCAGAAGGGTCGACTGTTTCCCGGCGGCGGATTCGGCGTCGTCATTCTCGATCACCATGTCGAAGTAGATGTCGACGCCGGTTTCCTTCCACTGTTTGATCATGGACCGGAACAGGGGGGTCAGGTAGTACAGGGTCATGGACCCGGTTCCGTTGCCCCCGGTGGTCTTGTGGCCGGTCATGCGCTTTCCGATCGCCTTGACCTCCGACTTCGCTTTCTCCACGCTTCCTTCGATGGTCTTCGCGAAGAACAGTTCTTCGTTGTTCCCGTTGACCTTCGCATAGGCGCGGCCTTCCTTGCCGGAAATGGTATCGGGCGCGTTCAGGGTCTTCATTGTCGTTCACTCCTTCCCTTAGTTGACCACGACGGTCATATAGAGCTTTTCCATACTGTCGTTCGGCTTCAGGGCGGAATCGACGGCGACGTCCCGTTTCCCCTGGCCCTGCTGGATCGTGATGTCCTCGGACGCGAAGTCGCTGATCGCGTCGATCGCCTGGTACTGAAGGGCCAGGGACACAAGGTCGGCCTTGAAAAGCTGGCGGCCGGTGTCGCTGTTGGTGACGCGGCCGATGTAGGAATCCCCGAAGATTCGGGCGACGTCGTTCGCCCAGCCGTCCAGGACGCGGATCACGCGGTTCGACGTCCAGTCCTCCGACACGCCGCCGCCGAAGGTGGTCAGGCTGTTGATGTCGGTCAGGACCCGCGCCGTCCCATAGTCCGCATAGAATACGAACTCGCCGGCCTGGATCGCGGCTTCGAACTGGGACTTCGTATATTTGATGTCCACGTCCACGGCGTCGTCGTATGCGGTATTCGTCAGACTTTCGTTGACCTCCGCGCCAGCGGACGCGCCAGTGACCCAGGCGACGGCCTTGTCGCCGGTGATCGTGGTCCCGTCGGTCAGGACGACGCCGTTCTTCACGTTGATCAGTCCGATGTTGTCGCCCTTGTAGTTATACAGGACGCCGACGATCTTCTTCCCTTCGTCGTCGCGAAGGCGCTTGACGAAGGTCGCATACAGGGACTTCGTCTGTTCGTCGGTCCCAGGGTAGCCGATCACGTTGAAGGTTTCGACTTCGAAGCCGTTCAGGGCCTTCGTGTGGGCGGCCCCGCTGACCTCCGCGTTTTCGCCGCCGGTCAGCTTCGTCGCGACGGCGGCTTCCAGGGATTCGGCCACGCCGAAGGTGACGAAGTCGTTCGCCTTCAGGCCGGCGGACCCGGAATCCTTCACGACGGTCTGACTGTCCATGACCTGGCCGTCAAGGTAGGTCACGACGTCGACCTTCGTCGCGTCGTCGGCGTTGGTCAGGATCGCGACGCTGATGTCGTTCCCGCGCGTCCCGCCCCAGGCGGCCGTCACGGTCATTCCGCCGATCTCGGCGGTCGCCTTCTGGCCGCCGGAATTGACGCGGTAGATCAGAAGGGTCCGGGCGCGCTTCAGGGCTTCCCGGACCAGAAGGATTTCGGCCGCCGTGGGATCATAGCCGAAGACCGTCTGGGCGTTCTTGTTGAAGTCTTCGGCGTACATGGAAAACACCTTGTCTTCAGGACCCCAGTTCAGTTCAAGGGCCAGGGCGGCGACGCCGCGCGTCCCCATGCGGGCCACGCTTCCCAGCGACACGAAGTTGATGTATGCGCCGGGAAGGATTTTGTTCTGTACGGTAAAAGTTCCGCCTCCGATAGGCATAACTCACACCTTCCTTTCCAGATAGTCCCGGACCAGGCCGACGGCCTGATCCTTCGTGTAGACCTCCCCGTCCTTCAGGATCGCGGCGACCGCGTCCCTGGGAAGGCCCAGTGTCTTACTGTTGACCAGTTGTTCCTTCGTGAAGACCGGCGCCTGGTCCACGCCGGCCGGGGCCGGCTTCTGGGCCGACCGTTTCTTCTGGGTTGCCATTATTCCATGACCTCCGTGTGTTCCAGATTTTCCATAAACGGAATGTCGTCAGGGGTCAGGACGAAGAAGAAGTCCGCGTCGAACGTGAACTGGAAGACGCGGGTGTTCTTGTCCGGTCTGGCCTTCTGATTCGTCAGCCGGACTTCCCGGACCTTTTCGTCCGTTTCCTTCACGACCAGGGCTTCGAAGTTGTCATACATAGCTTCGGCCCATTCGTTAAAGTCCGCCGTGTCCTTCGACTTCAGGAAGTAAAGGACTTCGAACTGGATCGACCGCCGGCGGCGCCGGTCCAGGTGCTTTTCCTGGTCTGATTCGATGATCCCGACGAAGTAGTTCCCTTCGGCGTCCTTCGGGATTTCGTTCACATAGACCTTCCGGTCCGGCCATAGGCCGGCCAGCTTCCCGGCGATCGCTTCGACGAAGTTGTTCAGCGTCACGACAGATCACCGTCCTTCACTCTGATTTCCTGGTGTGTCGCGTAGACCGGCGGCCGGCCGACGACCTCAAACGTCAGGACGCGCTGACTGTTCGGGTCGTCACGGCCGAACCGCTTCAGGGTCACGCGGTCCCCAGGAAGGACCTGAAGTTCAGGACCCGCAAAAATGACGGCGTCATAGTCGATTTCGTTTTGTGCCTTCGTCTGTCCGCTTTTGTCGCCGCCTGAATACGACAGCGCGCAAATGATAGCGGAATAGACCACGGCGAAGTCGGACTTCGTGACGTTGTTCGCGCCGGTCACGGGGGTCGACCGGGAAATATCGGCGGTGTCTTCGTAGGTCATTTCGATCGCGGCGCGCTCCGCGCCTGGATTTCCGAACATGGGATCACCACCTTAAACGCCGGTATTCATTCAGGACGGTCCGCCAGCCGAAGAAGTCGTCGCCGGCGGCGCCCAGGTTGAAGGTCGGCGCGGACCCGGACGCGCCGGAAGCGGCCGCGAAGGACGTCGTGACGTCCCCGCGCTTCACGGACGCGACCGGGCCGACGGCCGCCTGGGTGGTCCCCAGGCCGGCCGCCTTGTAGTAGCTGACACACATGACGACCAGGGCGTTTTCCAGCGGGGGCGGAAGTGTGTCGTGGTTGATGTAGGACAGGACCAGGTCTTCGACGGTCTGGATCACGAACAGGATCAGATCGTCCTGGTCTTCGCCCTTGATCCCCAGAAGGGCCTTCACCTTCGTCAGGCGGTCGTCCTTCGACATAAGGACGCGAAGGACTTCACCGCGTTCCAGTTCGGACAGGTCGTCCAGGGCTGAAAAGATATGCTGAAGCACGTTGTCACCGCCTTTCAGATGGTCTTCACTGGCCGCCCTGGGCCGCGTCAGCGCCTTTTCCGTCCTGGGCCTTATCCTTACCCTTCCCGGCGGACTTGCGGCCGCTGGGGCCGTTGTAGACGACGTAGTCGGGGGATTTCTGAAGCTGTTCCAGGACGAAGTCGGACTTCGGTTCCAGGATCGCGCCGGTCTGTTTGCTCTTGAACTTCATTTTGTGGACCTCCGTTTCTTTACGACAGCGTCGCCTTGCTGAAGTCCAGCGTGACGACGGTTTCGCCGTCTACGGTGAAGGTGAACTTCTTTTCGGCGGCCTTCGCTTCGTCCACTTTGATCACCCAGGTCAGGTCGGTTTCGGTCCGCTTGACCGTCCCTTCACAGGTGACGGGTTTCCCCGTGTACTGTTTGGCAAGGGTGACAGGGAAGAAGTGACCGCCGTCAGGCGCGCCCCATTCGGGCCATGCGCTGACCTTCTTGATCGGGCCGACGACGGTCCCGTTGACCCCGTCCCAGGTGATTTCAACGTCAGGACCGATCAGGTCCCGGACTTTCGTTTCGCCCAGGTCCAGGCCCTGGTCTTGGGCGGGAATACTTACGCGACCAGGGCCTGTCAAGGGTTTTCGTAATGGAAGACCAGGTCGGGGGTCAGAACCTTCGTCCCGTAGTCGTAGAACATGGACACGCCGTAGTCATTGGACAGGGGAATCTTCTCCGGCTCCTTATAGGGGTAAATGACCACGGGCTGGGCGATCGCGCCGTCGATCATAATGACCGCCTTCGTGGTCGCGGGAAGGAAGACGCTGGAATAGACGCGGACGCCGTGGAAGGTCTGGAAGTCGTCGGCGGCGGTGTCGACATTGGCGTTGTGGACATTCTTGTCCAGGTAGTCGCGCAGTTCGCCATAGAAGGCGGGGGAAGCCACGATCCGCATGATGTTACGGTTCACGCCCCGGACATAGTCGTTCTTGACGGTTTCCAGGGTCTGAATGAAGGCTTCCATGATCTTCCCGACGTCGGTTTCCTCGGTCGTGAAGTTGGTCCCCTCGGTGACGGCCGCCTGGAAGAAGGCGGTGTCCAGTTCGGCGGCCACGGTGTCGACGTGGTTATCGGCGCGCCGCGCCATGATGTTCCCGACGCCGAAGGTGTCCAGGTCGAACTTCGCCGCTTCCTCGACGATCTCCTTATGGGTGTTCAGGTTGACGGTGGTCGGGGGGACGGTGATCGCGGTCCCCTTGCCGGCGCCCCTGGCGGTCCCGTAGTCCTGGGACACGCTGTTCTTGAATCGCTTATACTCCACGGACCCGGACGCGGGGTTCCCGGTGTAGGACTGGGACTTCAGACCGGCGGCCAGGGGTTCCTTCTGGATATTCGCGATCACCAGGCCGGACAGTTCGGACAGCTCGACCTTCGTCGAACCGGTCTGGATCAGGCTGATAGCCTTAGTTCTTGCCATTGAAAATCATTCCTTTCATTTTTTGTCGTGTGGTTGGTTGGTGGTCAGATCACGACAGGACCGTCGACCTTCGCGGCCGGCTCCTGGCGCGCGCCGGGGTCAGCGGGTTTCGCGCCCTTGACCGTGGGGTTCTTGTCCGGCTCCTGGGACTTGAACAGATACGGCTTCGAAGTCTGAATGGGCTTCAGAAGGCCGTCAAGGTCCGTCTTCAGGGCGCCGGCATCGTCGACCTCGATCTTGTCCAGGTCCAGAAGGGAAATGATGTCGGCCGGATCGTGGGCCTTGTCGTTCAGGGCCAGCCGAAGGGCCGTGTTCTTCTGGATTCTGGCGATCTCCTTCTGGTGATTCGCGTTCAGGGTCGCGATCGTGGACTGGGCGGTCTTCACGTCGTCAGCGATCTTCGCCGGGTCGCCAGACCCGCCGATCGCCTTCAGGGCTTCGGCCGCCGCCTTCAGCGCGTTTTCGGCGCTGGTCCGGCCGCTGTTGGCCCCGTTGAACTTGTCGGCCGGGACGAAGGACCCGTCGTTTCCGACGACCAGGTCGACGTCCTTCCCGTCCTTTCCCTTGCCCTTCAGGGCGGCTTCGACCTGACCGAGCAGTCGAACTACGAGGGCTCCCAGGAAAACGAATGGGCGCGCTTGCAGCGGCTTGCTCCGCGCTTCTCGTACAGTCTTTCGAGCAACGGCGAGGCGATCGGCAAAGATTCCGTCTACGTGCTCGATGCGTACCAAGAAGACGGCAAGGTGAAGATC